ACAGTAATCTTTGCACACTCATCTGTTTCTGGATCTTCCCATACAATGCGATAGTCTGATTGTTTGCCCTCTAAGTTTTCTTTTGCCCAGCACAATCTATCCCATAAGTGTGTGCCTTGAAACTTTGGCGTTTTTATTGTCATGCTAAATCTCCTAATATACAAATAGAATTATTGCCTTTATCTATAGCTGAATTTGCTTGTGTTTGTCTTGTTTGACCATCCATAGAAGATGTTGCAACAGTTCCAAAGTTTGTAAGAACATTTGCATTGTCTTCACCTGCACTTGCAGGTGCAGAATAATTTGCATTAGCCATATTATTAGAAAAGTTTAATCCAAAATCACCTGTGCCATCATCATCAAGTGAAGAAACATTAAAGCTATCTTCATTTGTAAAACTAGAACTCATATCAAATTTTATCCATACTTTAGCAACACCATTAAAAACATAACTCGTATCAATAGACTTCTCTGTACCAGTATTAACTGAATCAGATGTCGTTAATGTATCAAATGCTATTGTTCCGTTTGCCATTATGCTAAGTCTCCCATGTACATCTGCAATGCGTAAGTTTTGTCTTTAACATAACCATTAGAGCTTGAACTTGAACCCCAACAAGCGATTGTTGTATGACTACTTGTTGTCATTGCACTGGTATCTTTTTGATAAAAACCACCAGGTCCTCTTGTATAATTAGTGCCATCATTAGTAGCCATTCCAGCCGCTACATATTCAGCCGCACTAAAGTTATTACTCCAATTAGCTGTAAAATCACCCTCTCCATTATCTGTGTTACTACTCAAATTTAAACTGTCACGGATTGATGGGGTGCCTTGATTAACATTTGCCCACGCTTTAGCTAACCCTTGTTGTAAGTTCGTTGTGGTAGAACCACCCTCTCCTGTAACAACAATGCTACCTGCT